CGCAGTGGGTCAACGAACCGCAGCTCGCCGAGGCGTAGCTCCAATCAGAAGGGTGTAGACCATGGCAAAGACCTCAGGCCTCGGCTGGAGCGTGTGCTCCGTGGACGATGCAGCGGGCGTCGTCCGCACGATCATCAACGACGTCACGAACTTGCAGTTCGCGACGCCGCGCGCCGTGCAGGACATCACGGGCGTCGACAAGAGCGCGATCGAGCGGCTCCTGCTCCTCGCGGATTTTTCGATCACGCTGAACATCGTCGCGAACTTCACGGCGAACCAGGCCCACGACGTGTTCAAGACCGTCCCCAGTACCTCCGTCGCCCGGACCACGACCCTCACCGTCGCTGGCAAGACGTTGGCGAACGAAGTGCTGTACACGGACTACCCGTTGCAGAGGTCCGCGTCCGGCGAGCTCACCGCTTCGGTGCCTGGCGTCCTCGCGGACGGCACCGTACCAACCTGGGCATAGCGGTCAACTCGGACACACTTTGAAAGGCGGCACGGCCGTGGGCTACAAGACCAAGGTCAAGACCTACACGATCAACTTCGCCCCGGGCCACGAGCACCACGGGGCCGAAGCCAAGGTCCGCGGCATGTCTCTCGGCGAGTACATGGAAGCGACCGGACTCGACGGAGGCGACGGCGACGGCAACGCCGGAAGCCTGAAGAACTTCATCAGCCACCTCGTGAGCTGGAACCTCGAAGACGAGGACACCGGGCAGCCGCTCCCGCCCACCGAGAAGGGCGTGCTGTCCGTGGACCACGACCTGATCGTGGCCATGAACAACGCGTGGATCCAGACCCTCACGGGGGTCCACGGCGCCGACCCTTTGCCCGAGAGCTCGACCTCTGGCGAACAGTCCCCGGTGCCGTCGATTCCGATGGAACCCCTGTCCGAGAGCCTCGCGAGCTGAAACGGGCGCGGTGGGTGCTCGGACTGTGCGACCGGTTCAAGTGCCTGCCCAGCCAGCTGTACGAGGAGGACACGGATCTACTGCGCCTGATCGCGATCGAGCGGCTCGGCGCAGCACCCGAGGAGCCAGGAGGGGAGGTGGGCAATGTCTGATGACGTGACGATCACAGTGCGGGTTGATGACCGCACAGCGGCCGGGTTCCGTGACGTCGACGGGCGACTCCGCGACATGCGCGGCAGGTACGCGACGGCGGCCGGGGACGTGCAGCGGTCGTCGTCGAAGGCAGATAAGGCCATGGTCGACATGCGGGCGACGATGCTGTCCCTCGCCCCGGCCGTGATTCCGGTCGCTGCCTCCCTCGCCCCGGTTGCGCTGCATGCGGGGGCGGCGGGGCTGGCGGTCGCTGCGTTCGGTGCTGCGGTGATTCCGCAGATCGGGAATCTGAAGGACGCGGCCGGCGCGCAGGACAAGTACACGCAGGCCGTCACGAAGTACGGGGCGCAGTCGAAGCAGGCCATGGCGGCGCAGCAGTTCGTTGCGGACACGCTATCGGGGATGCCGAAGGCGACGCAGCAGGCGTCTGCCGCGTACTCGAATCTGCGGGACAAGTTCCAGGCGTTTTCCGACAGCAACGCGAAGTTCACGATGGCCCCGGTCGAGAAGAGCTTCGCGGTGCTTGGGCAGATCCTGCCGAAGCTGACCCCGATGGCTCGCGGCGCCTCGACGCAGCTGGACCGGCTGGTGACCGTCGCGGGCGGCGCGGTCAACACGAGCGGGTTCGACGCGCTGTCGAAGAAGGTCGGCACCTTCGCGAACTCGTCGTTGAAGAGCGCGACGGACGGTGCGATTCACTTCATGCGGGTGCTGTCGGAGGGCAAGTCGTCCGGCCCGATCGCGTCGTTCTTCGCCTACGCCAAGGCGCAGGGGCCGGCCGTCAAGGAACTGCTGACGAACGTGGCCAAGGCCGTCAGCAACCTGCTTCAGGGCGCGTCGCAGGCTGGCCCGGGGATGCTGTCGTTGGTCAACGCGTTCGGCAAGCTGGTCGCGGCGGTGCCTCCGTCGCTGATCGGCAACCTGATGCAGGTGTACGCGGCGTTCAAGCTGATCAAGCTGGCGGGTGCGGGGATCGGCGTGGCAGCGGAGGGCATCACGTCCATGCGGACGGCTATCACGGGGCTGACTGCGGCGTCGGCTGCGGCGGGCGGTGGGATGGCGGGTCTGCGGGCCGCGTTCATGTCGCTGGGGACTGCGGCGAAGGCAACCGTGGTCGTGGCGGGTATTGCTGCGGTCGCGGTGGTGTTCTCGAAGTTGTCGGACATGGGGAAGAAAGCACCTCCGGACGTCGACAAGATGACGACGGCGCTCGGCAATCTTGCCCGTACAGGCAAGGTCGGTGGCGAGGCCGCACGCTCCTACGGCAAGGATCTGAGCGGTCTCGGCGACTCGCTGCGCACCCTGTCGCGCCCGTCGAACTTGGACAAGACGCAGCAGTTCCTCACCTCGCTGGTCGGTATGGACTCGACCCCGGTGAAGAAGGCGAAGGAAGATTTCGACGGCATCGACAAGGCTCTGGCCAACTTGGTCAGGGGCGGCAAAGCCGATATGGCCAAGCAGGCTCTTGACGACACGATCAAGAGCCTGAAGAAGCAGGGGTTCACCTCGAAGGAGGTGACGTCTCAACTCGACGATTACAAGTCGGCGCTGGCGGATCAGGCGCTGGAGCAGAAGCTGGCCGCCGAGTCGCAGGGCCTGTTCGGGCAGGCGGCTCAGGACACGGCCGCGAAGCTGGACTCGCAGAAAGCATCGGCCGACGGGCTGCGCGGTGCGATCCAGGCTCTCAACGATGTCCAGCGCCAGGGCCTCGGCGGGATGATCGGTTTCGAGTCGGCGATCGACGCGGCATCGAAGGCCGCGAAGGACAACGCAGGCGCGCTCAGCATGAATCACGGGGTCCTCGACCTGAACAGCGAGAAGGCGCGGAACGCGGCGTCCGCGTTGCAGGACCTCGCGGACAAGACCGACTCGGCCGCCACCTCTGCGCGGGAGTCCGGGTCGTCGTGGGAGACCGTCAACGGGATCTACGCCCGGGGCCGGTCCGAGCTGGTCAAGTCGGCGCGGGCCATGGGCCTGTCCAAGACGGAGGCCGGGCAGCTCGCAGACCAGATCCTGCGTATCCCGGACAAGAAGTCCACGAAGCTGGAGATGCGCACGGAGGACGCGGTCACCGGGCTCGACTCGGTGCTCGGGGCGTTGAAGAAGACCCCGAACGCGAAGAGCGTCAAGGTCAGCGCGCTCACGGACGATGCGGTGTCGATGCTGCGCGACCTGGGTCTGAAGGTCACCAGGTTGAAGGACGGCCGCTTCCAGGTCACGGCGAATGGGAAGCCCGCGAAGAGTGCGATTGACGCGGTGCAGCGGGCCCGTGATGGCCTGAAGGACAAGACGATCACCCTGTCGGCGCGGGACCGGGCCAGCGCGGCGGCACGCGCGATCCAGGCGGCCATCAACGCATTGCGCAGCAAGACCGTCACCATCACCACGGTGCGGGAGCAGATCGCGAAGTACAGCACGATCGGCCGTCCCGCGCAGGGCCAGGGCGGGGTGTCGAAGTTCGCGACCGGCGGGCACATTACGGGCGGCTCTGGTGTCGAGGACGATGTGCCGCTGTTGGCGATGGGCGGGGAGTTCATCGTCAACAAGCGGCAGACGCAGAAGTACCGGTCCATGCTGGAGGCGATCAACGAAGACAGGGTGCCGCGGTTCGCGAAGGGCGGCGTCACCGCGGCGGAGAAGAGCGCCCGCTCTGCGCTGGCCGGCGGGTTCGGCATCTCCCACTTCGGCCGGATGGCCGGCTACTCGACCACCCCGTTCGAGAAGTCCCTCGGGAGTCCTGCCGATCTGGGCAGCCTCACGCAGGCGTTGAACGAGGCCGCAGGCCAGATCAAGGCTGCGTTCAGCGGCCGGAAAGAAACGGGCCTGCTCAAGGAGCTGGACTCCGTAGGCAAGAGCCTGATCCGGTACGACAAGAGCCTGTACAACGTCACCCGCAGCCTCGACAGCGCGAAGTCCAAGCTGGACAGCCTCAAGAACAGCGCGTCGCAACTGTCCGACTCGGTGAAGTCGAACGTCCTGTCGTCGTCGAGCATCACGCAGGGCGTCTCCGCGGGGAGCACCGTCACCGTCGCTTCCCTCATGGGCGGCCTGACCCAGTCTCGGGACAAGGACAGCGCGTTCGCGGACGCGCTGAAGGGCCTGAAGTCGAAGGGCCTGTCGAAGGATCTGATTCAGCAGATCGGCGAAGCGGGTGTCAACGGGGGCGGTCTGGAGACCGCGGGCGCGCTGCTGGGTGCGTCGTCGTCGGAGATCTCGTCGATCAACTCGCTTCAGGGGCAGATCGCGAAGGCTGCGGGGTCTGCGGGGAAGGCGACCTCGGACGCGGTGTACGGGGCTGCGATCAAGGCGCAGGAGAAGCTCGTCAGCTCGCTGACCAAGCAGCAGGACAAGTTGGAAAAAGCTATGAGCAATCTCGCGAAGGTCATGGAACGGGCCCTCGCGAAGGCGGTCAAGGGGAAGGCCTCGGGCGGCATCGTCGGCGCCGCTGCGTCGGGTGGCCTGCGCGGGGGTCTGACGTGGGTGGGCGAGCACGAGCCGGAGCTGCTGGACCTGCCGGTGGGGTCGCGGGTGTGGTCGGGCCCGGACTCACGCCGCATGGCAGCGACGGGCGGCGGCGGGTCCAGCCAGCCGATCGTCATCCAGCTGAAGTTCGGACAGCGCGAGTTCGGCCAACTGTGGGTGGACACCGGCCGCCACGAGATCCGCACCCGCGGTGGGATCCAGGCCACCTTCCAGACCACGAAATAACACGAAGGAGAAGGAATGCCCTACAAGGTGTGGAACGGCCCGGCGCCGACCACGGCTGCTCAGCAGTCGGTGACGACGGGCACGGCCATCAAGACGATGCTTCAGGTGGCCACGCCCTCGACCCGTCAGATCCAGCTCATCGCCTGGGGATTCAGCGTCGATGACCCGCCCGGCGCGGACGCCGTCGTCGAGCTGCTCCAGACGGACGTGGCCGCCACGGTCACCGCGCACGTCGCCTCGGGAATCCAGCCCCTCGACCCGAACGGCACACCGTCCCTGTGTGTCGGCGGTACCGCCCTGACCGGCTACACCGCGTCCGTCGAGGGCGCGACGACCGCGTCCCGCACGTTCGACACGGTGTCCCTCAGCTCGGTCAGCGGCGAGTCCCCGCTCACCTACACCTACCAGTGGATGCCCGACGAGCGGCCCATCGTCGCCGTGAGCCGCTTCCTCCGAGTGCGGGCAACGACCCCGACGACCGCGGTCGACATGCGCTGCTGGGTCGTCTTCAACGAGGTGGGCTGACCCGTGCAGTCCGGTCTGGCCCCTCAGCTCGCGGCGTGGCAGCGCCGCATGTCCAACGTGCCCGGCCCCAACCGGCCGTCCGGGGAGGTCAGCACCGGCGACCCCGTCACTGTCGAGCTCCTCATCAACGGCGTGTGGGTGGACATCACCGGATTCGCGATGGTGCGGGACGACAGCGGCGCGATCGGCATCACCCGCGGGATCCGCGACGAGGGCAACCAGACCGAGCAGTCCACCGCGCACCTGACCCTCGACAACCGCGATGGCCGGTTCTACACACGGAACCCGTCGGGCGTGTGGTACGGGCTGATCAGGCGTAACCAGACGCTCCGGGTGAGCGTCCCGGACGGGCTCGGCGGGAAGTCGTACCGGTTCTGGGGTGAGGCGTCTCAGTGGGCGCCGTCGTGGGATACGACCGGTACGGACGTGTGGACGGACGTCTCGGCGAACGGAATCTTGCAGCGTCTCGCGCAGGGCCCGGCTCCCGAACGCAGCGTGATCTACAACGCGGTCACCGACCCGCTGCCCGCGAGCGTGGTGGCGTACTGGTCGTGCGAGGACCCGTCGGATTCGACGACGATCGCGTCCGCCCTCATCAGCGGCTCCCCGATGACCATCTCCGGAACCCCGAACCTCGCCTCGTACAGCGGGTTCGGCGCGTCGGATCCGCTGCCCGATCTCACCGCGAGCTACCTGTCCGGCGGGGTGGTCGCCTACGACGAACCCACCGCGACACAGGTCCGCTTCCTCTGCTTCATCCCGGCTGCCGGGCTGTCGGACGGCAAGGTGATCTGCTCGATCGATCAGGTCGACTACTCGGCCGGCTCGGCGCAGTTCTGGGAGCTGTACTACTCGACCACCGATGCGTCCAACTCGCTGGTACTGCGCACGTGTGCGGCGGACGGCACGTTTCTCGGTATCCAACTGCCCCACACCTTGGATGTCCGCGGCCGTCAGATGTACGTGTCCGTCGAGTTGCAGGAGTCCGGGACGGCGATCACCCGAACGGTGCGGATCACGGACGTCAAGACCGGGGCGACGTCGAGCGTCACCGACACGCAGAACGTGACCCAGCTTTCCCGCGTGGTCAAGGTGCAGTTCGGTCCCGCGGCTCGTGCCACAGCTGGCCCGGCCGGCAGCCAGTACCTGCCTGGGGTGAGCATCGGGCACGTCACGGTGGAGAACGCGATCAGCCCTGTGGGCGCGCTCGGGGTACGACTGAACCCGATCGGAGAGGCCGCGGGCCGCCGCATTCAGCGGCTGTGCGACGAGAGCGGGATCGCGTTCGACTGGGTGGGAGACCTCGACGACACCGTGGACATGGGCGCGCAGGCCAAGAGCAATCCGCTCAGCCTGATACAGGAAGCCGTGTTCGCCGACGATGGACTCCTCTTCGAGAACCTCGCCGTGCTCGGCCTCGGCTACCGCACCCGCGCCAGCCTGTACAACCAGGACCCCGACCTGATCCTGAACTACACGGGCTTCCAACTGTCCGAGATCCCCACCCCTGTGGAGGATGACCGCTACCTCGCCAACAAGGTCACTGTCAGCGTGGGCGGCGTCACCGCGACCTATGAGGAGACAGCCGGGCCGCTGTCGACAGCACCCCCGCCGGCGGGCGTGGGCGTGTACGGGCCAAACTCCAACTCTGCCCTGGCGCTGAACCTGGCGACGTCGGACGAGCCGACGCTGCTGGACCATGCGGCGTGGCGCGTCCACCTCGGCACGGTCGACGAGGCGAGGCACCCGCAGATCTCCGTGAACCTCTCGCACTCCTCGATCACCCCGGACATGCGGCGGGCGATCCTCGGTCTGCGGATGGGCGACCGGGTCCAGATCATCAACCCCCCGTCGTGGCTGGGTGGCGACACGATCGACCAACTGATCCTCGGGTTCTCCGAGTCGATCACGCACTTCGTGCACAAGCTCACGTTCACGTGCGCGCCCGCGAGTCCGTACAACACGATCGGCTACCTCGACACCCAGGCGGCCCGGATCGACACAGACGGCAGCCAGCTCGTCACGGACCTCACCTCGACCACGACCAGCGTCACCGTGGCCGCCACCTCGGGCCCGGTCTGGGTCCAGTCCGGGCAGCTCAACACGAACCGCGGTTTCGAGACCGACCTCAACAACTGGACTGCGTCCGGGGCCACGCTCGCCCGCGTGGCCACGCCTGGCACGCCGCCGTTCGGCGGCTCGTGGTCGATGCAGATCACCCCGGACGGAGTGAGCCAGTTCCCGAACGCGGGCAGTGAGCAGATCGCGGTGACCGTGGGCCAGCAGTACACGCTGTCCGGGTGGCTGCTGTGCGCCACGAGCCGCAATGTCGATCTGAACATCAACTGGTTCGACGCCGCGCACGCCTATCTGACGACCACGTCCAACGACCAGGCGGTCACCGCCAACGTGTGGACGTTCTTCCAGCTCACCGCCACAGCTCCAGCGTCCGCCGTGTACGCGAACCTGGCCCCGACGGTGCCCAATTTCCCGCCCGCGGCGGACGTCCTCTACGCCGACGAGATCGTTTTCCGTCTCGCCACCGACACCACCAACGACGACTTCCCCTTCGACATTCGCGTGGGCGGCGAGGTCATGCGGGCGGGCGCCATCACCCCGGCGATCCTCGACACGTTCACCCGCACCCAGGCGAACACCTGGGGATCCGCAGACACGGGACAGGCGTGGACCGCATCGGGCGGCCCGGCGTCCGACTACTTCACCCAGGGCGCCGAAGCAGTGCATTCCGTGAGCGCCATCAACTCGAACCGGTTCACCTTGATCCCGTCGCCGACGGCGGACGTCGACCTGCAAATCGACGTGGCAACGAACGCTCTCGCCACGGGCGGCCCGCAATACACGCACCTGATTGCGCGCGCCACCGACGTCAACAACAACTACAACGCACGCATCGCATTCAATGCGGACCAGTCGCTCACGCTGGTGCTGGAGAAGCGCATTGGCGGCGTCCAAACCGATTTCGCGACCGTGGCCATTCCGGGGACCCATGCGGTGTTCGCTTTTTTCAGTCTGCGCTTCCAGGTGCAGGGGTCGACGCTGCGGGCCAAAGCGTGGCCGCGCGGTTCGATCGAGCCGCCGGTCTGGCAGGCGACCGCCACCGACTCCGCACTGTCGGCTGCCGGGTCGGTCGGGGTCCGTTCGATCCTTGACGGCGCCAACACGAACGTATTGCCCGTGGTGTTCACGCACGCCGTTTTCCAACTGCTGAATCCGCAGACCTTCACTGTCGCCCGCTCCATAAACAGCGTCGTGAAATCCCATTCCGCTGGCGAGGACGTGCGGCTCGCCAATCCGACGATCCTCGCCCTGTAAGGAGACATCGTGCCCGAGGCCTATCCCACGCCCCTCGCAGGGCAGAGGCTCACCGCAGCCCTGTTGCGGTCTATGCAGCCCCTGGTCTTGCGGAAGACCTCGGACACCGCCCGCGCAGCGACGACGACCACAACGGCGGACCCGCATCTGCAATTCACTGCGGAGGCGGGCGCGGTCTATGCGTGGAGTGGGTGGATTAAGTACGACGGGCCTACCGCCGGTGACTTGGTGGTTACGTTCGTCGCCCCGACGGGATCCCTCGGGTCGTGGGGCGGTCACGGTGTCGGTTCGACGATCATTGGTGCGACGTCCACACCAACTCTGGAGATCGATACGTCACGCGCTAATGGCTACATGATCAGGCCCGAGTCGAATGATGTGACTCAGCTCCGCACGTACGGGTGCTTGGGTGTCGGAAACTTTTTGACCGTGTTCCTCAACGGCACCTTGCGTGTGGGTGCGACGGGCGGGACGTGGTCTCTGAGTTGGGCGCAGTCCGTATCGAATGCGACTGCTACCACCTTGTATACGGACAGTTGGATTTCGCTCCAGCGCATTGCCTGAGAGGAGAGCATTGTGGCTGCCACGTATGTGATCACCGGGAAGAACTCCAGTGGGGAGCCGATTGTGTCGGTGATGATTTCCGGGGTCGATCAGGAGACGCAGGTGGTGCAGGACATTGATGTTGTGAACGCTGTACGCGTCTTTCTCGCGGGCACGGCTGGTGTGAACAGCGTGGTGGCGCAGCGGTACGAGCAGGTCATCACCGTGATCTGAGGTTTCTAAGGAGATCCGCACCGGGACCACTCGGGCAGATCGGCGAGACGAACCGTATCGTCTCCTGTAGCGAAAGAAGGAGTCTGACCATGGCCGAACTGTGGATGCCTGGGGCGATACGCGCGGACGTCGGCGGCCACGCCGTATGCGACACGCAGTACCCGGCGAAGGCGATCGCGCACATCACATGGGACAAGAACGCCACCGCGGCCAAGCCCGTCGACCTGGTGCCGTTCGCCAACCTGAAGGCGTACTTCACCGGTGGCGGCGTGGGCATGGCCCCGCACATCCTGTGGTCGCCGTTCACGGGGGAGTTCGCGCAGTTCTACCCGGCCGACTCCCGGTCCAAGAGCGTCGTCGACTTGGCCGGCGGGACGCGAACGAACCGCGCGGGGAAGGTCGTGATCCAGGTCGAAGCGCTGTTCTTCCCGTACTGCCGGGTCGACGGCAAGGTCTACGCGACGCTGGCCGACACCCCGTGCAAGGGCTGGTCCTCCCTACAGGACTGGGTCACCTCGTGGGGCGTCCCGCAGGCGTGGCCCATGGGGCACCCGACGGACTTCTCCCCGCACCGCAGCGAGCACGTGTGGGAGACCGAAGGCGGCTGGTACGGGCACAGCCAGGTCCCCGAGAACAGCCACGTCGATCCGGGCTCGTGGCCCGAGTTCATCAAGGCGCCGAAGCCTCCGCAGAAGACGGACGAGCCGTTCCCCGGGACGTCGTTCTTCAGGGCCGGCCGGAAGTCTCCGATCGTCGCGGCGATGCACCGGAGGCTCGTCGCGGTCGGCTGCAACCACTACGCCAGCTCGGCCAACGCCGATACCTGGGGCCCGGGTGACGAGCGCTCCTACGCGGCGTGGCAGCGAAAGCTCAACTACACCGGCTCTGGCGCGGATGGCATTCCCGGCCCGTCGAGCTGGTCCAAGCTCCACGTCCCCAACGTCTGAGGTGAACACGTGACCTGCATCGACTACGACCTGGAGTTCCTGGAGGACGGCCGCACGATCGAGCTGATCTCCATCGGCATGGTGTGTGACGACGGGCGCGAGTACTACGCGGTCAACCGGGACATGCCCGTACGGCGGATCCGGAAGCACAAGTGGCTGATGGAGAACGTCGTCCCCGGCCTCCCGCAGGGACACGGCGACCAGCGGCTGAGCATGCCGAAGCGGTGGCTGTTCCACTACCCCGACCGCGCGGTGAAGCTCCGCACCCAGATCGCCGATGAGGTCATGGACTTCATCCGTGCGGCCGGGCCGGACGTCGAGATGTGGGCGAACTACGGGGCGTACGACCACGTCTGCCTCGCCCAACTGTGGGGTCGGATGATCGACCTCCCTGAGGGCGTGCCGATGTTCACCCGCGATATCCAGCAGGAGCGGGCCCGGCTCGGCCTGGACTGGGACGCGCTACCGAAGCAAGAGGGCGGCGAGCACAACGCGCTCGCGGACGCCCGTCACAACCAACTGGTCCGGCGTTGGCTGGCCGAACAGGAAGCGAGAACCTCATGAAGGTACTGGGTAGGGAACCCGTCTACATCCTCGCGTTCATCGCGGTCGCTCTGAAGCTGTCCGCGGCCTACGGCCTCAAGGTCTCGATCGAGGAGCAGGGCGCCATCATGGCCGTCCTCTCCCTCATCGTCGCCGTCGCCACCGCGATCGTCCTGAAGACCGGGGCCGTTGCCGCGTCGGTCGTGAACCTCGCGCAGGGCGTCCTCGCCCTCTTCCTGGCGTTCGGTCTGCACATGCCGGCCCAGACTCAGGCGCTGTGGATGCTGGCCGTCGAGGGCGGCGTCGCGCTGGTCATCCGACGCGAGGTGACGGCCCCGATTCCTGCACTGGCGATCGAGCAGTCGAGCCCCGTCAAGCCGTCCGCGCCTCAGGGCGTCTAGGGAGTCCTGTTGGACGCCACCACCCTCGTCGGCGCGGTCCTCACCTGCGTGGGCGTGCTGTCCGCCTCGGTGGTGGCGTTCATCGGGAAGCGCGGCGAGAACGCCAACTCGCTGACGGACCAAGTCCAAGAGGAACGCGACGGCCTGGTGAGGCGCCTCGCTGAGAAGGACGCACAGATCTCGGCGTTGGAGCAGCAGCGGCACGACTACCTCGTCAGGATCACGCAGCTTGAGATAGAGAACATTCGACTCGGAGGAACCCCGAACCCATGACCCGAACCGAGCGCACGATTGTTCTGCATTGGCGCGGCATCGCCACGGCGTGCGCGATCGTCGCTCTGTTCGGGATCGCGTGGGCGACGTGGCACCGCGTGGACGCCGACCGCGCGGCCTCGGACCGGCGGTACACGGCGGCCGCGGCCGAGGCGAACAAGCGCGGTGATGCGCTATCGACGGTCGCCGGGGACGTCCGAGCGTTGCGGGCGCAGGTGAGGGGTCTGGGGAAGACGCCGGTGGCCCCGGACCCGAGCAAGGCCGTGGCGGATCTGCCCGCCCGTACGACGGTCCCGGTGCCGATACCAGGCCCAACAGGTCCGGCAGGAAGCCCCGGCCCGTCTGGTTCCCCGGGGTCCCCGGGTGCGACGGGCGCGGCAGGTGTACCGGGGTCCGCTGGCAGTCCTGGAGTGGTCGGTCCGAGCGGTCCGGCTGGTCCTGTCGGTCCTACAGGGGCTCAGGGCGCGCAGGGTCCGGCCGGTCCTGCGGGGCGGGACGGGGCGGACGGGCAGGACGGGCGGGATGGGCAGACGTGCCGGGACGGGTACAGCTTGCAGGCTCCGTCGTATGACCCGGATGCGCTGGTGTGCCGGAGGGATGGGGCGCCGCAGCCGAGCCCGTCGCCGTCGTCGGGGCTGCTGTCGTTGGGGCTGGACCCGCGCCGCAAGTACCTATGAAAGTGCCGCTCAGCGGTCGCCCCTGCCATCCCTTGCACTATGCCTCACGGTGAGGCATAGTTGCGGGTGTCAGGTTACCGATCCAGGGGGACACCATGGACAGCACCCGCTACATCCACCGCATCCAGTACGGCACCCACGGCCGCGTCATCGTCCGCCCCCGCCGCGGGCTGATTGAAATCGCCCACCGCCTCGCCGACCCCACCGACAAGTGCCGCTACCCTGCAGTCCTCACCGTCGAGCAGTGCGCCGTCATCGAGGGCATGGGAGCGCGCCTCCGGGACGACTACTACGTATTCCCCATCGACCGAGCCGCCGACGTCCTTGCCGTCGCCGCCGAATACTGGGGCGCCCCCACCGACACCGACGGCTACGACGTCCCCGCCACCGAGCCCGAGCCGACCGAAGCTCCCGCCCCCGAGCAGGCCGTCGAAACCGACCCCGCCCGCGCCGCCGCCCGCATCATCTACGAGCACGGCGACCTGCTCTACGCGGCCCTCCAGGACTACATCGCAGCCGAAGCCCAGCGCTTCCCCGATGCCGACCCCGAGCTTCTGCAGGACAGTTATGAGGTCGCCAGCAGCCTCGCCGAGCACATCGTCGACGTCATGCAGTCGCTGAAAGAGCCGGACCTGTGGACGATCGCGGCCGTCGCCGAACACATCGGAGCCACCACCACCGGCAGCGCCCGCAAGACTCTGTCCCGTTGGGGCGTCAAGGCGGTCGGCAGGGAAGCGGGCCGCAGCGGAGAGTCCCTGTACGACGCCGAGCAGGTACGCGCCGCACACGCCGCGCGCCCCGGCCGTGGGGCCCGCACCGACCTCCAGCAGGCCTGAGGGCTGGGGAGTTCGGCGAAGTTCTACGCGGCCTCGACGACCTCGGCCCGGACCGCGGCCGCCCACTCCACCAACAGGCGCTCGTACGCCTCGCGTTCCTCCACGGTGAGCTGCGCCCCCGCACGCGACCACAGGGCACGGATGTCCTCGTTCACGACCGCGGCAGGCCGCACAGCGCCGCTAGGCAGAGGGGTGGGGGACATGAGACAAGCGTAGCCGCGAGCACCCACAGGCCACCCCGCCGGGCAGCGGCCTGCCCCGAGCCCTCACATGGAAAAGGTCCCGCCCCATACCCTGACAGTGACGAGCTGTTCAGAGAGGGGCGAGACCGTGCCTACAGATGCTACCCCCGACCCGTACGCCGACCCGTTGAAGTTTGGCCAGCGGGTGCAGATCCTCCGCGAGCGCCGCGGCATGACTCGAGTGCAACTTGCCGGCCTCGTCGGCGTCTCACCGCACACCCTGAAGAAAGTCGAGAACGGGCAGCAGCAGGCCCCGGGGCTCGAGATGGTGATGCGGATCGCCGAGGCCCTGCGGGTGCGTGATCTCGCCGACCTCACTGGACTCCCCGAGGCGCATGTCGATCTGTTCATCGGCCCCGGACACCCTCGTCTTGCCGCGGTGAAGGCGGCGATCGACTCCTTCCCCCTCACGGCCACCGTGGAGGCGCCGTCTGTCGCGCACCTTCAGGCCCGTCTCGACCGGGCATGGACGGCCCGCCACGAGGCGCCCAACCACCGCGAGGTCATCGGGAAACTCCTGCCGGACCTGATCCGTGACGCCCAAGCACTCGTGCGGCAGGCGGACTCCTCGCTCGAGCGACGTATGGCGCAGGGGCTCCTCGCGCAGTCGTACTCCCTGTCGCAGTTCTTCATCGCCTACCAACCAGACTCGAGCCTGCTGTGGCGCGTCGCCGAACGCGGGATGATCGCCGCGCAGGAGAGCGAGGACCCGCACACCATCGGCGTCGCCGCATGGCTCATGGCCCAAGCCCACCGCGACTCAGGCCCTCGCCACTTCGACGCGGCCGACGCGGTGAACCTCGAGGCAGTCCGCTTCCTCGAGCCGCTCCTGCCCGACGCGAGCGATGACGTCCTCGCCATCGCGGGCGCCCTCGAGTTCGAGCTCGGCTACACCGCGGCCCGCCGGCGGGAGACCGGGACAGCGTGGGGGTGGTGGGACAAAGCAGAGAAGACAGCGAAGAAGCTGCCCGCCGACTACTACCACCCGGTGACGTCGTTCTCGCGGGCCATCATGGGCGCGCACGCGGTCACCGTGGCCGTCGAGCTGCACCAGGGCGGCGAGTCCGTGAGGCAGGCTGCTCGAGCGGACACGATGACGATCAAGTCCCGGCCGCGGCGGGCCCGGCACCGGATCGAAGAGGCCCGCGCGTACCAGCTGGACGGACAGCCGGACGTGGCGATCGCGACGCTGGCCAAGGCCTACGAGGCAGCATCGGAGACGATCAAGTACAACGGGTACGCCCGGAGAATCATCCTCGAGGAAGCCGAGTCGAAGGTTGCCGACCGCCGGCGCCGCGCGTCGGAGCTGGCGGTGGAGATCGGCATTCTCGCCGCGTAGGGCAGGGGACCGGATTCCGGTCCTCGGTTGGGCTGGGGCGCTCTTACGGTCACGTGTGTGAGACGGATCACCGTGACCGCGGAGGCGTGAGACATGCAAGCGGAAACCCACACCAGCCAGGCCAGCGTGCTCGGCCTGTTAGCCATCCCTGGCA